AATCCCATATAACCACCAATATTACCAAAAACTACTTCTAAACTTATAAGAGTTCTCCACATATAAGTCCAACTCATATTTGCCATACTCAACAAAACTGGAGCACTTGCAGGCAAATAAACATGTGTAATGCTTTTTATTAATCCCCATTTTAAATTTTTTACATGTTTCTCATATTGGATAGCCAAATTATCAAATGCACCAAGAATTTGATAACTTAAAATAAAAAATACACTGAATATCATTACAGCTAACATTACTGTATTAGTAATACCAAACAACAATATTAAAAAAGGAATAATAGTAAAGTTTGGTAAACTATTAAAATAGCCACAGTAACATTCAAATATTTTACGGAAAAATGGAAAATACCAACTTAATCCAACAAACACGGTAACAAAGATTAAACTTAAAGCCCAACCCAATAAAAGAGTGCTAAAAGTATAATAAAAAGTAGACCAAAACTTTTGGGTTTGAATCATGTCAATGCCCATCGTAAAGATTTTTGCCAAACTTGGAAATACCAAAGGTTCATTGGCGGTTATATGAATTAAATGATAACCAATTAGTATTAAACTTACTGCTATAAAATTAATTGTCCAATTGTTGTATAAAATCTTTTTCATTTATATCTCTGTTTATATTTGTTATACCACTTGGATTCAATAACCAAATATCATCTGCTATAAGTTTGGCTTCAGTTAAATCATGTGTAATATAAAAAACTGTCAAACCTAATTCATTAATTTTATTCTTGAAATCAACTAATACATGATAACGAGTAACTGCATCTAATCCACTTAATGGTTCATCACACAGCAATAACTCACTATTACTATACATTGCTCTTATTAATGTAAATCTTTGTCTTTGTCCACCACTTATTTGATTTGGAGTCTTATCCAATAAATCTGTTAAATTCCAATCAGTTACAGTTTTAATATAATTTTTATTACACACAAGATCAAGATTTTTTCTTATAGAAAACCATGGAAACAATTGGTGGCTATCTTGAAATATTGTAAAATTACTACCTGCTTGCAAATAACCTTTATGTTCTATGCTACCATTTATTGCATTTATAATACTGCTTTTGCCAATACCACTACTACCCATTACAATAGTAATGGATTGTGGTTTTACATATAAATTGATGGGCGAGAATAATACTCGCCCACCAAGTTCTATACTAAAGTCAGTTAATAGTATCACTTTACCTTAACCGCTTTTACATCATGCACGATTGTTTCAACTGATGCTGCACCAGCTTCACCCTTGAATAAACCAACATCATACATAAACTTCATTGTAGCCAATGCTGGCTTTAATGTTGTATCATATACATCGTTGTTTTCTTTTTTCATCTTGATTACTGCATCAACTGTTACATCATCAACTTTGTCATTCTTAATGTATGTTTCAATTGCATCTTTTGGGTTAGCATTATATTGCTTAATTGCTTCACGTTGAGCGTTTAAGAACGCATTTGCAAGTTTAGGATTTGCATCAAGCCATGCCTTTGTTGAATATACAACATTTGGAAAACCAAAACTCTTTTTACCATCTGGCTTACTGATGATATTTGCTTTACCCATACCTACAACATTGTTCTGCCATGGTGAACCAATGAGACCACATGCAATCTTTGGTTGTTCAGCAACCATAAGTTTAAATGTATCATCTCGTGAAAGAACAACAAGATTATCATTCAACTTTTCAGTTTCTTTTGGACCTAATTCAGCAGCCAAATAGCCACGAAGTGCTAAATGTTCACCTGCATTAAGACCTTTTACACTAATCTTATGTTCTGGCTTAATGTCCTTGATGCTTTTGATTGATGGATCAGTGCAGATAAGCCAGTTATCAAAAGTTTCCCAACCACTAATTAAACGAACTTTGTTTGGGTCTTTGTCAAATACTGGTACGAATCCATTGATACCACCAACTACAATGTCAATACGACCAAGTAACAAACCATCATTTGCTGTATTAGCATTTGTTGATTCTACAAGAGTAATTTGAAGATCATTGATGCCTTCTTTAGCAGCAAACTCTGGAAGAAGTTCTACTGTTTTATAAAGTAGTGGCATGATAGTTGAATTTTTTGGTGTCTTTGAAATACGAATATCCGTAGCGGCATTGACACCAGTTGCCATTGCAAGCATAGCAAGTGCAGTTAGAAAGATTGTTTTTGTTCTGTTAAACACGTTTTTTCTCCTTTCTTACAAGTTAACAGAAAACATAATATACATCAATAAAAATTGATGCAACTATGATTAATAAATTTTCAAGAAAGGAGCTTGCAGTTTGTGGGACAACTGCTACGGGTGGCGTTCTATGTGTATCACAATAGTAAAAGAGTAACTACTCTTAGCGTCACAGTTGGTCCGAGGTCTTGTGGCCTTGCTCCAAATTTATTTATATTGGTTTTACAGCTATTACAATTTCTTGTATATAATGTTCTTCATCAAACATTGCAAGTGGTATACGTTCTTGTATGTCATACATTGTTAAGTGTGCATCACTATAATATTGGTCATCTGCTTCACGTGTCCAACTTTCCAGTAATCTATTTTTTAATAAATTTGTTCTTGCTTTGCCTACACGTATTAATAATATTCCATGTTTCTCATCACAAAGTTCATGTCGTAAAGCATTTATATAAGAACGTTGTGCATATCTGGTTATACCATATGATAAACGTTTTGGTTGAATATGATCGCCATTATGTGCACTACCAATAAAAATTAATTTACTCCATTTACCTTTGCGTTGATTCAAATACCGATGTGCAAATTTCATTTGACCAATCAAATTTGTATAAAGAATAGTTTCAATATCATTCCATTCTTGATCCAAATGAATTTTATGACCATTTGGGTCTATACCACAAGACAAAACAAGATAATCATATTCACCTAAATCTGTATCATATGGTTTATTACAAACATCAAATTCATCACGGCCAACACCAGTTGCAATAACACCCATATTATTAAAAACTTCAACAAGTGCAGCACCAATACCCGTAGTTCCGCCAATTACTAATGCTTTACGCACATGCTATCCTTACATATTCACTGTTTAAATTCCAAAAACGATCATAATCCATAATTGCCCAACGCTTACCATTATATTCATACAACATATGATATTCTACAAACAATGGGTGATCAACATTAGCATCAAAATCAATTACTACAAATTTACCAATTCTTGTAAATTTCATAAGCAATATATTAAAGTCACCTTCATCAGCTACTTCTAACAATTGGTCAATCCAACCATTTAATTGTTTACAATTTCCTTGAAATAGCTGATGAAATGGAAAATCTGCATAAGATTTACATTCACAATTAAATTTGGGAAAACTTTCACCAGGTATTATGTCACCTTTAAAAGAACGTATTTGACCTTCATGTAAAAATTCTTTTCTTTTTGTATTAGCACCGCCAATATATGCGCCACTATTAGGAACACGTATAAATGGTTCACCATATATTTCTGTTAAATGTTTTGAAACTTCACGTTCCCAACTATTACCCTTAACTTTACTTTTGCTAGTCATTTAAAATATTCTTCTCTAAACCATTGTTTTCCAAAATTGCTTTTATCATTAGTTATAGTGCAATTTTTATTACAAGCTGGTGTCCACTTATCTATTATATCATTAAAATCATCTAATCTATATTTTTCTGAAGCAAGCCAACAACAAGGTAATAGTTCTCCACGATAATCCATATAGATACTATTTTCATTTAGCGCATGACAACTTATGTTACCATAATCTAATTCAGGTTTGTAAATTTGTGGTGGTTCTAATCCATATATTGGTCTATCTATAAAACGTTTGCTTACTTTTGCACGAAATGCAACAAAACCTAATTCTTTTGCGAGTTTCATGCATGAGTCAACTTGATGTTCGTTATGTTTGAATACTAACATATCCCAATGTGCACGACCACCACCAGAAATGAAAGCTTTTGCATTTTCAATTATACGATTCCAGTTTGTGTTGCGACGATATAGATGATTTGTATCACTTAAACCATCTATACTAAACACACAATAATCACGTTCACGTGATAATATTTTTCCTGCACGATTCCAAAATTGTGCATTACGTAATCCACCATTTGTATTCATACCCAATGTTATGTTTGGATTAATTTCACGAAACCAATCATAAATTGTAATTGGATCTTTGTGTGCGGCGGGATCACCAAAAGTTCCACACATAAACATTTTATCTAATTGTTTAACAAAATTGTTTGACAATTTTTGTTTTATTAATTCTATTTTCAAATCTACAATTCTGATATTTGGATTGAGTGTAATACCATCATACATATATCTGGCACACTGTGGACAAGCCGCATTACATTTACTGGTTGGTTCTAAATGTAAAATTTTTACATTATCTATATGAAAACTCATACTGTATCTATGTCACTACCGTAACTCGTAAAGCCATTTTCTTTAGTAACAGTAAGAATATTATTAACACGACCGCTTAATTCTTCACGATGTGATACAAGGAATATACTTTTTCCACGTTCACGACCCATGCGTTTAAGAATAGCTAAACTGTTTTCAACACCACTAGCATCCATACCACTATCAATTAATTCATCAATAAACAACAAATTAATGTTTTGGTATAGATTTTCCCACACATCACGAAATGCCCAACTTAGTGACAGAATAAGACGATTACGCTCACCACGTGACAAATTGTCAAAATCAAGGTCACGACCAAGTTCTGTAATTTCTACAGATAAGTCATTTATAAATTTAACTTCATGTGGTAATCCAATAGCACTTAAGTAAGCACCAAGACGGCTATTAAGATAGTTTAAGTTTTGGTCAATAATTTTTTTGCGAACAAAACTATCTTTGTTGGTTAACATCTTTAGTAAGAACTCTTGATGTTCTTGAACTTTAGTAAGATTATTAATAGTTTCCCAACTAATTTCAACAAGTGCAGTTGCTTCCATATCCACAATCTGTTCACTATACGGATCGCTTTCATTATGTTTTGCTTCTAATGCTGCAGCAAGTTGGTCAATAGTGCTACGGTGTTCTAGTGCTTGTTCTAATGTATCATAGATAACAGTAGGTGCATTACCAATATCTTTGAATTGTTCTAACACACTATGATGATCCATATATTGACCATTGTTTGCTACTATCTGTAGTGCACTTTCTTTTAACAATTTCTTTTTTGCTTCAAGCATACTCTCTTGATTTGCATCATGAACATCACCGCCGCAAGCATAGCATTTGTGGTTTTTAAGTAATTCTATCTCACGATGTAGTTTTTCTTGCAGTTTTTCTTCTTTTGCATTATCAGCTTCAATACTACGAATCCAACGTTTGGCTTCGTTAACACGCTTAGTAGCATCATGATATAATGCAAGACTACGATGATTGGCAATTTCTTCATCAATATCAATATTAACTAATTCACGTAGATGTTTTTCTAATGTAGCAATATCCTCTTCATGTTTACTGTGCCATAACTTCTGACGTTTCTTAAGCGATTCAATTTGATCTGCAATACGAACATTAGCATCTTGTTGTGCTTTTATGCGAATCTTTTCTTCTGTAATAGCATCTTTAGTAGATTTGATTTGTGATTTTAGCTGTTCAGCTTTTTCACTTAATATAGTGACACCAAGCAACTGTTCAATGATTTGACGTTGGTCATTGGCTCGCATACTTAAAAATGGTTCAGTATATGTATTAAGTGCAACAATATGGCGGAACATATCAGGAGTCATGCCAAGCAATCTATCAATATCGGCCTGTGTTTCACGACTATCACCTTGGCTATCATCTTGATAACCTTCTTGTTCTTGCCCATCAATATAAAGTTTAGTTACAGTTGGTTTACGACCACGTTCAATACGATAGTTACGTCCACCAACTTCAAAGTCAACAGTAACCATCATGCCTTTGCCGTTGGTTTTGTTGATTAAGTTATCTTTCTTGATATTGGTAAGGGCTTGACCGTAGAGACCATAACTCAGCGCGTTTATAATGGTTGTCTTACCTGTTCCATTACGCGCTCCAGTATCATCACCTCCTAAATCTAAATTTTCTCCGAGTACAAGAGTTAGGTCACTACGGTCAAAGTTGACAGCTTGGGTTGCATTACCCACGCTCATAAAGTTTTTTACGGTAAGACTGTTTAATTTGAGCATTTGTTTACTTTATAACTTTTTTTTACTAAAATCAATAATTAAACTCTTTTAATAAAACATCAATCAGTTGGGTGTCGTTCCAATTTTTATTAAGATGTCTTGAATAGTTTTGATATAATGATTGACTTAAAATAAATTTTTTATGATCATCGCATATTTTATCTTTATCTGAAATACTTTCTCCTAAAAATTGAGAAATTTCAAAAAAATATTGATAAAATTTTTCTTCATTAAAAATATCACTAACTGATATACTTCTTGTATTTGTATTTTTATGAGAATTAAACCATGAGCTATGGACAGATTTAATCATTTTATTAAAAATTCTTATTATTTCATTTTTTTTATCAAGATTGTTATGTTTAAACCAATCAGGATTTACAAAATCAAATTTATTAAAAGGTTTAAGATCACCAATGTTTAAAATATTACGAATAAAAGATAACACTGTATCACTTTTATTTTCAAAAGTTATAGGTAAATTTAATTTAGCATCATTTACTAAATTAAATTTATTGTAATTTATTTTAGGAAAACAATGTTTTTTTATCACAAAGTAATTACCAGAAACATCTTTATGACAAAATATGTTTTTTTTATAATCATCAGGTAAAAATTCACTAAAATATTCACTTTTTGAAACTGTATGACTTGTTCCATTTACAAAAGAAAAATCATCATTGATGTTTGGAAAATTTTTTATGTGTTTGTGTAGCATACGGAAAATAAAATGACCATAGGAACCACCAATCCAATGAATTATGATTATATTATAATTTTTAATCTCATTATGTTTAATAACAAAATCTTTTTTCAAAAATATTGTCATAGGCTTGTATAGATTTCCATAAGAAGTTTTGTATCATAGTGTTGCGTATCCAACCCACTTATTTGATTCATTACAATTTGATCAACACTTTCAAAAGCTACATCGCCAATAGTATTTTCAGTTAATACTTGTCCACGATTTTGTATAAGACTTAATTCACGAACACCATATGTCTTTACAAACTCTTCTTTAATAAAGTTAGCTTCTTCATATGATATACTAATATCAAGTTGCACACGTGCATAAGTTCTGTCATCAAGATGCTTTTGTGGCTCGTCTAACATTTGTGCTAGTGATAGTGTGCGATAACGTGGTGCAGCATCCCAATCAACATAAATCGGTTCACTTCCCCACTCTAATATCATCGCACCACGAGAATCATCCCAAGCATCAGCATAATTATGAGGAAAGGCATTGCCAATATAGTGTACGTTGCCTTTTCTCTGTCGTTTATGAAAATGACCCGTAAAAACTGTTCCAACATTATCAAAATCCTCACTTTGTATGCCACCATGGTCAGGCATTTCTACCATTGCATTCATAAGAAATGATGGCAATTCAAAATGTCCCATTACATAACGTGATTTAATTTTACGCATATTCTTATGTTCTTCACCAATCAACCACGGAACAAATGTAACATCACCTTCAGTATGTTGGTCCATGATCAATTCAATATTTTTAAATCGTTCAATATAACGAATGGAAGTTATAGTTCTGCGGTCTTTGTGATAAAGGTCATGATTACCAGGTATAAACAACACCCGCAACCCAAGACTATTAAGCTTGTCAAGTATGCGTAGTGAATGGTCCATGGTATTAATGTTAAGACTGTTTCTGGTATCGTGAAAATCACCTAAAAATAAAACCGTATCACAATTTTGTGATTTGACAAGATTAATAAACCAATCTATATAACGGTCACAGTCATTTAAGAATAGCTGACTATTTTGTTTATAGCCAAGATGTAGGTCGGTAAAAACCGCAGCACGTTTGAATAGGTTAGACATGTGATTAATATAGTTTGATTAATAAAAATTGTCAATATTAATCATTAAAACCAAAATCGCCACCACCACCCCCACTTCTTATGGAGTTGTCTGTTTGACGGGTATAACTTGGATTGAGTCCGTTCGCTTCAAGGATGTCGTCACGGAGATGTTGATTTCTCTTTTCAACATTAAGCACTCTAGTAAAACTATTGGTAATAGTAGCAGTATAATAAGCAAAAGGATTATTAGATTTACTTTCATCAAATTGCAATCCTACTTGTGATAACTGTAGCAATGCTTGACTACGCATTTCATCATTATATGTATAACCACGCCAGTTACCTTTGCTACCATATCGTTCACATAATTTAATAAACATACGTGCAAGATTAGGTGTCATACGACCATGATCACGGTTAAACCAACCATTTTCTAAACCACCTTCCCAATGTGACTTGGCACAGCAAATTAATTCGTCTGCCTCATTGTATCTAAAATGTTGGAATGGTGGAAAGTTTACCTTAACATGACTATCTGCTGTGGATTTAATACTTTTCTTACGACCAGGCGCAAGTGGTATATGATCCCATGTTGTTATTCTAAAAACCAAATCAGTCTTGGGAATAGTATGCCAATCAATAGCATGTTGGTCAAGTTTTGTTTTCTTCCCATCAACATTTGATGCTTCCCATGCTTGTTTGGCTAATCTGTCAGCACGTGCACGTTTGGCTTCAGCTACTGTTTTTTGATTTATTTTGCTTACACTTGGTAAAATTAAATCATATACATGATCTTCTAGTGTAAGAAAAGCACAAAATGTGTTTTTACTTTTGGCAATTTCTTTTAATAAGTCTTTGTTTGTAAGATATGGGGTGCGTTTTGTTGTTGTCATGGTATCAATTATATATGGTTATTTTAATAAAATAAATATTTTTATTGAGAACACTATGCCATTATTTAATACATCACAACCACAGCAATATTACAACCGCAGAGTAAGCCCACAAACTACTGGTGAGTTCTATAATCCTGGTGAACTTACGCCAGTAAGAAGTGGTAATCGCAATGATATTGCAGGTTATTTTGGATATGGTGCCGCAGTAGGTGCTATTGCTGGCACACAAGGTTATAGATTACCAGCACAATCGTATTACAATTATGGCATAAACAATCCTGCTAATTATGGAACAGGCACACTTAAGACAACACTAGTAGATAGTGCAATCAATGGTGCACTTACAGGTCTTATATATGGTTTAACTGGTGGTCCTTCAACTGATCCTACAAATGGACGTTTAAGTGGCACTGGTGTTCAACAAGGTGCAACACCTGCACAACTATTACAAGCAGCAACACCAAGAACAAATCCAGATGATGGTAAAGAAGATCGTGTAGTAATATATGACCAAACTGGTCAATTCATAGGTCAAAGTCCTATATTCACACAGTTAACAAAACCACTTAAAGATTTGGGTGGAGTATTATTTCCTTATACTCCTACTATACAAGTTAATCATCGTGCATCTTATGAAATGATGCATCTTGTTCATACAAATTATAGCACACCTGCTTATCAATACAGTAGCATCGAAAGTATTACACTACAAGCATTGTTCACAGCAAACTATCGTGCAGAAGCAGAATATATTATCGCAATGTTACATTTCTTTAGAAGTGCAACAAAAATGTTTTATGGTCAAGACCAATTGGCTGGCACACCGCCACCTATATTATTCTTGGATGGTTATGGTCCTTGGACATTTGACCATATACCAATCGTTATAACAAGTTTTGATTATACTCTACCAAATGATGTTGATTACATAAGTTGCACTGTATTAGGTGAACGTCAAAAAGTTCCTACTACACTTAATGTAAGTTTGAATATGGTTCCAACTTATAGCCGTAATAAAATTAGTAATGAATTTGGACTAACAAAATATAGTCAAGGTCAACTTAAAACAAGTGGTCGTGGTTATCGCAGTGGAGGGTGGATCTAATGGCTTATAGTGCACAATATAACTTTGCAAGCTCATATCATGGCACACCAAGTTTTGATAATGGGCAATTTTTAGATATATTAAATTATCGTGCAATACCTAAACTTGTTAATGACATGTTGTTTACAATACCACCACAATATGAATATCGTCCAGACTTATTAGCTTATGACTTGTATGGCGATCCTACACTATGGTGGGTATTTGCTGTGCGTAATCCTAACACACTTGTAGACCCACTTTGGGATTTTTCTGCAAACACTACAATATATTTGCCACAAAAATCTACACTGCAAGCAGCATTGGGTATCTAAATGCCAAATAATTTAACTAAAGATCAACAACTCACCGCCGCACAAAGTCAGTTGCGAAACTGGAAGAATCAATATGTTGCACAAAGCGGTGGTTATTTGCCCACACCATCACAGTATGGTGAACAAATGGCGGCAATATTGAACACAGGATTATATCCTGATTTGGATATGGGCAAAGCTGGCAGCAGTAATACAGTAGAATATTCGCAATTTTTTGTAGTAGGCACTGGTAATTTTAGTGAAGACCGTGGTAGTGGATACAGTGGTAGTCCATTGTTTACCAGTGGTATTAGTGATACAACAACACTTAATCAATTCACAGCCGCACAGGATGCGTATGCTTCAGGTTTGGAACAAGTATATCAAACACAAGGTAAAGATTTAGCATCACAAGCACAAGCGGCACAAAACGCACTTGCCGCAGCTAAAGCACGTGTGCAAGCATTAGAAACACAATTAGCCGCAGATGCACCAGTAGAACCACAACCTACAAGTAGTGCCGCTGCACAAGCCGCAAGTAGTGCCGCAAATCAAAAGCTTGGTCAAGAAATATCACCACAACGTGAAACACAATTATCTGCAATAGACCAACAATATAGTGATTATCGTAGCAGTGGAACCGTAGTGCAAAATGCACCAAATCAAGCCACACAACAAAGTGCTGCTCGTGATGCACAGCTACAAAATATAGATAGCACATATACTGCACAAGGCAGTGGTAGCGGCAGTGATGTAACAAAACAAACAGTTGATAATCGTAATGAATACAATTATAAACAAACTGCAACTGATGCAACTGAAATAGAAAGTACTAATACAAATAGTGATGCTACTTCTAAACCATACAACGAAGATAGTAACGCCAATGGTGTGCAAGGCACAACTGATAATAGTGTCTATACTGACCAAGAAAAAACATCAAGTTCTATGGCTGACCGTGCTTTTGGTAGCGGTAGCAGTGGTATAGATACAGGAAAGAAATCACCAACTGGTAGTGATAGTGTTACTGTATTAAGCAGTGGCGCAAGCGGCAAAGATAATACTTTTGGACAAAAGAACAATGCTAATCCAAATAGTGGTGGCAATGCTACACGTGTTAATAAGTTGCACAATTATGCAAATTACACTTATCGTTTAAGTTTATATGCGGTTCCACGTGATACAATTAATGCTATATTTGCAAGTAAAACTACACCTACAAATCAACAAATACTAAATGGCAGTGTTTTTATTTGTAGTGATAGTGGTAGTGGTCCAAATGCACGAACTGGTGAGTTTCCAGTTGATTTAAGTATTGATAATTTAGAATTAGAAACTATTGTAAACGCAAACAACAGTCGCACACGTGCTACCGATGTTATTAAACTTAAGTTTGATATTATTGAACCATATACTGTAAATTTTCTTGGTAGACTTATGAAATTAAGTGCATCAGTAAATCCAAAAGGTAATTGGAGCACTATGTTTTTTGTATTGAAAATAGAGTTTATGGGTTATACAGATACTGGCACACCAGTTACACCAAGTGGCAATGGCGAAACAATTCCACAAACTACAAAGTTTATACCATTTACTATGATTAGTATGAAGTTCAATGTAGGCAGTAGCGGTGGAAAGTATGCTATTGATGGCATACCTGTTAATGCACTTGCACTTACAGCTTTAGACAATCAAATACCATTCCACGTAGAAGTAAGCGGTATGTCAGTAAATGATTTGTTTAATGAAGAACTTGCAAGCACTACTAAATCAACAAGCACTGGTGGAGCCGCCAGAGAAGAAACTACAGTCCTTACGCAAAATACAATTAATGGTAACCAAACTGTTGTTCGCAAAGGACTTGATAAAGGTCTTAATGAAAACGAAAAACAAAAAGTAGCACAAAAAACACAGCAAAAGCCAAATGAATATTATTTTGAATTTGACTCTAAAATAGCTAACGCAAAAGTAGTTGACCCTGAAAAATATTTTAAAGTTCAAGGTGTGCCTGGCACAAGTGGTAAAGATGCAAATGAAATACAAAAAGGTAAAGTAGGTTCACTTATTGCAGATATTAAAGCGGGTGTATTTCGTGCTAATCCAGGCACACGTATTACAGATTTTATAAGCAGTGTTATTACAGTTAGCACATATATGACAGAACAACACCAAATAAAAGCTGGTGACCCAAGCAATCGTCCACTATTAACTTGGAAAATAACACCTGTAGTAGAGTTTCAAGATATTGATGAAACTACAAATTTTTATGCACGTAAGATAACTTATGTTGTTACGCCTTATACTACTTTGGGTCAAGATGCACCAAACTTTGGACAAGCACAAGTAACACAAGATCGTATTGTAAAGACATACAAATACATTTATAGTGGTGATAATCGTGATGTATTAGAAGCTAATGTAGAATTCCAAATGGCTTTCTTTGAATTGCGCAATGGTGTGCCTATGAATTATATTAATAACGATGGTTTAACACCAGGTCAACCACAACCAAATCAAGTATCATCTCCACGCAAAGACAACAGATTTTTTATGCCACGTTATCAATATACAAATGGTTTGGCTAATCGTCAAAATACTGGTCCTACTACGGTCGATTTAACTGCAATTGGTGTTCAAGAATTAATGGAAAAATTATTTGATAATCGTGGTGATATGATTACATTAGATATTACTATTATTGGCGATCCAGATTGGATAAGTCAGGATTATCCTATCATGCATCCTACAATAGTTGGTGATGCTGCATGGCTACAAAACGGTAGTGTTAATTTTAGTAATGCTGTATATTTCAATTTTTACTTTGCTACTCCTAACACAGATTATAATGAGACCAGTGGATTGTTTAATCCACAAGGAAACTATAGTGAGTTTAGTGGAATCTATCAGGTAGTAAGTGTCAAAAGTAATTTTAGTGGTGGTAAGTTTACACAGAAACTAACTAACTTCCGTGTTCGTAATCAAGAAGAAGTAAAATCATTTTCCATTCGTAATGATAGTGGTAGTAATCTTGCTGCAGCACGTAATGCAGAGCGACAGCTTGAAAAAGCTACAAATAGTGTAGTAGTTGCTGGTGACCCACGTGTAGATAAAGTTCCTATTACAAATAATACTGCTAAAGTTTCAAATTCACCAGTGTATAATGTTACCGACCCACGTGTTGCACTGCCAGCACAAAAGAATACATGGATTGAAGATAGTTTGCCCGAAGATGCGGCAATACGTGACTATTACTTGGGGGTTAATCAATAATGGCTGATACGTGGTTTACACAACAAGAGACAAGTAAAACAGCACCAAATACACTAAATGAAAAAAGTGCTGGTAATCGTATCAATCCTGGTCCTTATATTGGTATTGTTAAAAACGTAGTAGACCCACTGTATAGTGGTGTTTTGCAAGTTTATATTCCAGAACTTGGTGGTGACCCTACTGACAAATCATCATATAAAAATATGATGTATGCTACACCATTCTATGGTCGTACTAATATACAAGATGGCAGTAGTTATGCAGGTAGCCCACATAGTTATGGTATGTGGTTTGTTCCACCTGATATTGATAATAAAGTTCTTTGTATATTTGCAAACGGTGATCCTGCTAAAGGTTATTGGTTTGCTTGTATTCCAGACTGGCCATCATTACATATGGTGCCAGCTATAAGTGCACCAGTTGATGGCACTTCACCTGCACCAGTTGTAGACCATTATGATAACAAAGAAAACCCAAGCGCACTTGAAAATGTGCGAACACTTGATCGTTATATTCACGAAGATCAACAAGCAATTTGGCAAAAGCAAGGTCTGTTACAAGACCCAGATCGTGGACCTATGCATAGCAGTGCACAACGTGAAACGCCAAGTGGTGTATTTGGTATTTCTACACCAGGTCGTCCGATATTGGATGATGATCCACAACTTTATCCTGACAATTTAGGATTTACGAGTGGTGGTTCAACAAGTAAGTCACCTGGTCAACTTATGGGAGTTATGGGTCGTAAAGGTGGTCATACATTTGTTATGGATGATGGTGATCACAAAGGTGATAACCAAATGTTCCGCCTACGTAGTGCAGCTGGTCATATGATATTAATGAATGATACTAAAGAGTTCATTTATATTATAAACAGCAAGGGAACGAGTTGGATTGAAATGAATGCAGAAGGTGCTATTAACATCTATGCAGAAAGCCAGATGAATATTACTGCTAAAGCTGGTTTTAATTTAGAAACAGAAAAAGCAATTAAAATGCATGGTGCCACTGTAGACATTCTTGCAGATAATGGACTTAATATAAGTGGTAAAGATATTAATATTTTAGGTGAAGGCAGCACAAAACTTTCTGGTAAACAAAGTTTACATTTGCATAGTAAAAAGAATTCTTATCTTACAGGCGAAGCATGTTTACAAATTAAGAGTGATGGTCATATTGATTTGAAAGGTACTTGTCATACAATTAATACTGCTGATGCTACTAAAGCAACAGAAGCAGGTAAAGCATCTAAACCAGAAAAAATGCCAACACATGAACCACGCACACCAACGGCTGGCAATCCAACTGCAAGTCCTACTGCTAATACTAAAAACAATAGTGTAGGTAATCCAAATAATCCATACAGTGGTCCTAACAATTTTGGAAGCAGTGATGTTCCTAACAATTATAATGGACAAACAAATAACAATCAACCTATAGTTTATAACAGTGGTCCACAAGGTAGTTCGCAAGGACAAGGTAGTGTTTATGGTAGCTATGCACCTGACAATTATAATGGTGATGGTATTAATTGGACAGTAGCTGGTGCACTTGCTGGTGCAGTAGCAGGTTATGTATTTGGTGGCAGTGGCGGTTATAGTGTAGAAGGTGATTCTAAACCTGATTACAGTGTTGGTGAGTTGCAAAATAATCCTGGTAATTTACCTTATGTAAATGGTGACAATTTTGCTGTTGGTTATAATAATAATCTTGCTGTGTATGCAAAACCTGAAGCTGGAATAGCAGCATTAAGTGTTGTGTTTGATAATCTTAATAGTAGCACTACTACACGTTGTATTGATATTATACAAGCATTTTTAAATGCCAAGAGTAATTTAGATCCAAATGTAATTGAAATGACACGTTACATACACAACAATTTAGGTATTGTTGCCGATGACCACGTTGTGTTTACAGACTCAACTACACGTGTAGGTTGGATTGCAAATGTAATAAAATATTTACAAGGTCGTATTATATACTCGTATGAACAAATTCTTACTGGTTGTGCATTGGGTCTTGGCTTAGATGTAAACACATTTAGTGCTGGTATACAACCTGTTACAAAACCATGGCAAAATAATAATGGTAATAATCCATTCAGTGGATTTGTAAATCCTGCAACAAATAATAGTGTGCGTAATAATGGTGCAAGTCCATTACAAGTTATAGGCGGTGCATTGCTTGGTGGATTTATTGGTAATCTAATAGATGGTAGCAATCGTCAAACTAATCAAAGCACAGAACAAGTTGCTGTAGTTCAAGTAAATGATATAAATGCTGCTCGTCGTTATTTGGAAAGCAATCCAGATACAGCAAGTGGCACTGTATTCCAATATCCAGATGGTAGTAACTTTAGACTTGGTGGTGGCAGTAGCACACCAAGCACATATAATGGTATATTTGATAATGGAACTGTATTTGGTAATGGTCAGTGTGCCGCTATCGCACAATCTACAATACCAAACTTTGGAACAATGGCAAGTCTACAAAAAGGTGATGCTGTATTAGGTAATTTCAATATTCCACCAGGCACGGTTATTACTACATTTAACTTTAAAGATAGTAGTGGAAATGCTGCTTATGGACCAACAAATCAGCCAGGTGGTGTAAGTGGTTATTCACACACTGCTGTATTGTTGGGTCAAGGCAGTGATGAAAAAGGACAATATATTGTTGTCCAAGATCAGTGGGCAACAAGTGGTGGTTGTGGTGTTCGTAAGATTTATAGTGGTGGTCCAGAAGGCGCAGATCAATTCTATATCGCAAAGTCTGCGGCAAATGGTTATGACAGTGCTGGTGTGACAGTTCCAGGCAGTGAAAATTATAGTTTTGTAAGCAATAAACAATATATCGCTGATGGTTCACCACAACCACCACCAAGACCACAAGACTTGAATACAACTGATGTTGCCGATCAAGGGCGTAATTTTGCTACTACTAATAATGCTTATGTATTAAAGAGTGGCGAAGCATATGGTGATAATACAGCTTCATCGCCTATTACAAATAATTTTACGGTGCCAAGAGGTGCAAATCCAGCTGATATTGCAGGTGGTGGTTATGGTGCTCCATCTCAACAATATGTATATTCTACAGAACAATATGTAAATCAAATTGATCAAACAGCAAAAAACAATGCGGAAATTGAAGCACAGCAAGATGCAATTGGTTTTGGACTTGATTTACCAGATCCTGTTCCATCAACGGTTGATTTCCAACCATCTATGTCAAATCCAGTGAGTTCTTATTATTACTTTACGAATCCAGATTCTAATATGGGTAATGGTAATCAGTCGTTGGAAATATATCGTCCAAGTAGCAGTGGTGCTATGCAACCAATTATGTATAATAATACACCTGACCGTGATCAAGTTTATAATTTTGATGCGGCAACTACGACAAGTGGTGGATTCAAAACAAATCTTGATAACAATTTAGGTGTTGTGTTGCCAGAAGAAAATACACCACAGATATTAACTTCACCTGACTCTACATTTGCAGCACGACCTGATTTTGTAAGCAATAATGTTGCGGCAACACCTGTTCAAGTTCAACAAGAAAGTTATTATGATCCAAGAACTGGTGAAGTAAAAACAGTAGCTGTTACTACAGTTGCTGGTAGACCTGATACAATTACAGGACAACCTAATGCACCAATTACGGGTGATAAAAAAGCACCAGGAACTGGTGGAACACCAGGTGCACAAAAAACACCTGGCGGTGCTAATCAAACTGGTGCTGGCGGCAAGAGTTGTTAAATATTACTATGGCACTATACAAAGGTTACAGCACAGTAAACAGAGATTTTGGACCATTCGCAATCAGCGACCAAGATCTTATTATACAAGACTTGTTAAATCACCTACAAATACGTAAAGGTGAAAAACTACACAATCCAAATTTCGGAACTGTTATTTGGAATAAGCTTTTTGACCCACTTACACCTGCACTTAAGAATGAAATTAAAGCAGATATTGATAGAATTATTTCATATGACCCACGTTTAAGTGTAGTAAGTGAAACTATTGTTCAAGAAAGTCCAGAAGGTCACGGTTTAGTTCTTAATTTTAGCCTACAATTTGCTGATGAAAGCAAAGTTGTTGACCTTGCTGTTCTATTTGATAAGCAATCAAGCAAGCTTTACGTACTATAATAGTAGCATATAATTCTTAAAATAAATACAATGAGGTTTAATAATGGCTACTAACACTCGTCAAACTAATATTTTTGCTGCTGAAGATTGGAAGAAAATCTATACTACTTTTAGTAATGCAGATTTTCAAAGCTATGACTTTGAAACACTTCGCAAAGTTATGGTTGATTATATTAAAACATACTATGCAGAAGATTTTAATGACTTTATTGAAAGCAGTGAGTATGTAGCTCTATTAGATTTAATTGCATTTATGGGACAAAGTGTAGCCTTCCGCACTGATTTAAATGCACGTGAAAATTTTCTTGAAACTGCAGAACGCCGTGATAGTGTCCTGAAACTAG